CATGCCGCAGCCGCCTCTGTAAACGTGGCTGGAACTGTTAACGGTGGTGGCTCAACTACAGTGTTTAAAGTTTCTGCTGAAAACGCTGGCGTGTGGGGTAACAGCCTTACTGTTACTACTACTGCTGGTCTTGTCACTGGTAACGAGCCGACATTCAACCTCATTGTAAAACTGGATGGAACGGAGGTTGAGCGTTGGAGTGAGGTCAGTCTTGACCTATCGTCAAATCGCTATTTGGATACGGTAGTTAACACGTATTCAACGTATATTCGTGTTTCCAACGTTGCTGCGTACACGTCGGCATTTACCGTTACTGCGGCTGCCAACTCCGCTCTTGCTTCTGGTTCTGATGGAGTCAGCGTTGCAAACAGCGACTGGAATGATGCGGTAAGTCGTTTTGATTCCGTCACGGAAGAGTTGGTTCTCAACCTTGTCAATATGACGACGGCTGCCGTAGTAAACAACGCTCTCACGTACGCAGAAAACCGTGGTGATGTGTTTGTGGTCATTGACCCCGCTACGGTTACAAATGGCGCTGATGCTGTTTCAGCAATCAGCGGATACAGTGCGTCTTCGTATGGGGCTGTGTATTACCCCAAATTGAAGATGGTAGACCCATCTAAGACTGGTGCGGCAGCCATCCGTGACACCGCCCCTGGTGGTGCATTGCTTGGACTATACTCACGTGTTGAGGCTGAGCGAACGGTTGCCAAAGCACCTGCTGGCTATGCATACGACTTGCGTGGAGCCTTTGGTCTTGTGACCACCTTCACAGAGGCCGAGCAAGGAACAATGTACGACGCACATGTGAACACGCTGAAAGCGGTTCCAGGCGCTGGTGTCATTGTCAATGGTGCTCGTACTTTGAAGAAGACGGACATCACCAAATTTGTTCCAACTCGTCGTAGTTTGAACTACGTCAAAGCACAGGCCAAACGGTTGACCGAGTTTGCCGTCTTTGAGCCAAACAATGACCGTTTGTGGACAACCATTGAAGTTCGCCTGTCCAAATTTCTTTCTGAATTCTGGTCGGCAGGTGGACTCAAGGGTGGAACTGCTGCACAAGCGTTTTACATCTTGTGTAATTCAACAAACAACACGTCAACCACGATTGAAAACGGGGAAGTCCATGTTGAGGTCGGGGTTGCACTGCAAACTCCCGCCGAATTCATTGTCATTGAAGTCAGCCAGTTCACTGGCGGCTCTACCCTCACGGAAAACGTCTAAGGAGTAATAATGCCTATTTCACAGCGTACAGACCCTCTTCGTAACTTTAAATTTCAAATTCAGATTGTGGGTGATACCCATTTAACCACTCACACTGGTGGTTTGGGTGGTCTTGGCTTTGCAGAAATGTCGGGACTTAGCGTCACCAACGAACTCATTGCCTACCGTGAGGGCGGCATGAACACCCATCCACATAAGATGGTGGGTCAGTCGGACTTTCCGCCAGTTTCGTTCAGTCGTGGTGTGTTTGCCAATCAATCGCAAATGTGGAAATGGCAGACCTTTATGCATTCGTGGCAGCAGGGAGCAGGGGTGGCAGGAAGCACTGGACTATTGATGATGGGCGGCGCAAATGATTATCGTTGTAACATTATTGTGAGAGTTTTTGACCACCCCTACACCGCAAATGATAACAATGGCGGTTACTATCAGCGAACTGACCTTCCTGCGGATGATACTAAGCCTGGTGTTGCCCGACTTGGTTTTAAACTCTTCAATTGCTGGCCTGGTGTCTTTGCAATGAACGGTCTCAATGCTGGTGATAACGGTATCCTGATTCAACAAATGACTATCCATCATGAGGGTTTTGTAATTGCCTTTACTGGAACAGAATTGGATGCGTTAGCACAACTAGGGTAATACAACTTTACAAGTTAAATAGGAGCACAATATGAACAGTACACAATCATCGGCTGTCGCTTTTAACGAGGCGTTGGTAGAGCCAGCACCACGTGTAGCCCTTCCAACAAGTCTTAAAGTTGCTTTAATGCGTGGTCTTTTAAGCCCTCTTGATAACGAATGGCAAATGTCGGCAGTAGTCAGGGAATTAAACGGCACTGATGAGGAGGCGTTGGCGGCTTTTGACGTGCAAAAAGGCGTATCGTATTCTGAATACATGACGAACATGCTAAAACGAGGCGTGACATCTATTGGAAACATTGATGTGCTAGGTCGTGCAGAAATAATTGATGAACTTATCATCGGTGACCGTGACTTGTTGTTTCTTGGCGTGTTAAAAGCGACTTATGGGCGTCATCGTGAGTTTCAAGTATCTTGTCGTGAGTGTGAGGGTAGTAACGACGTAACAATGGACCTTGAAAATGATTTTAAAATGGAAGAACCAAAACACGATTTACACGAAACAATGAAAATAAAATTAAAAAACAGCACGGTTGTGGAATTGAAATATCCAACTGGAGGAGACAGTCAAGTCGCCAGTAAAAGGGGAAAGACTACTGCGGAACAAAATACATACATTATTTCTCGTTGCGTTGTATTACAAGGTAAAAATGATAACGACAAAGAGGCGTGGGCAAGGGGATTGTCATTGGCTGACCGTAACAAATTGGTCAAAGCCCTCTTCTCAGCGCAGCCAGGGCCTCGTATGAAAGAGGTGGAAACCCAATGCGCCCACTGTAATGCTAAAATTGTATTAGCACTAGATTGGGTCTCACTTCTATTTGGCTAATCTAGTCAAAATATATTGGGAGTACGAAGCGATTGCCTCTACGTATGGAGGTTTTGGTCTAGAAGACCTGAAATCCATGACAGTAAGACAACGAGCGTACTGGTTTCGTATGGCTCGTTGGAAAAACTCTACTGGAGGTTAATCCGTGGTAGACAACAACGAGCCTAACTTAGCAACAGGAGGTCTTGGCGGCAATAGTGCTGCTGAAGGCACTGCGGCTAGTGCCATGGGCAACTCCGTTGTCAACTCACGACTCAGCGTTGACTTGACCATGCTAAAAGGTCTTAACGAAGAACTTACCAAACTTGACAGCAATGTAAAAAAGATTAAAGACAAGTTTAAGGCCCTTACTAAAGAAGCAAAGGACCTTACTACCCAGTTAAATAAAGCAGCCACTGCTGTGGGCAAAGTGAGTGGTACCGCTGATTCCTCTGGGTACATAGACACGTCAAAAGGTATGCCCCCTGCGGCATCTGCGCCTCCTCCTGGAACTGGTGGTTCTGGAATAAGCACCGAAGCCGCCGATGCGGTTGCTATTTTGGCTCAATTGGGAATAGGCCCTCCTGGACTTGGAGCAGCAGCCGCAGCCGCAAGTGGTGGTACTAAAACGGCTGGTGGTGGTAATGCTTTACAAAGGATTACTGGCTCAAAGGGTTTTGAATTTCTACAAATGGCTATTAGAGAAATTGATAACCGTGTAGACAGAAACAAACAATACGCTTTGCCTGCTGACCGTTTGAGTGTCGTGTTACAACAGCAATACAACATGAGCCAAGGACAAGTACAACGTGATTTGCGTGACCCATTACGACAGTACAAACTTGGGTATGGTGGTATCAATGAACTGTTAGCAATGCAGTCTCGTACTGGTTTGAACGCACGCATGCAGGCAGGTTCTATGGAATCATTGCGTGCATTGACGGGCTATTCAGCAAGTGCTGGAGACGTTACTAATTACATTGAAAGCATGGCGCAGGCCGACACTGTAAACCGAATGTTTATGATGACGGGAACAAGTCTTTACGGCATTGGTGGTCAACAAAAGTCGGCAATGCAGGTAAATCAAGAACTTATTCAACGGCTTGGTTTGAACAATCGTGAATTAATCCAAGGTGGTCGTCAGCCTGGGTCGGTTCTTCGCCAACGTTTGTCAATGGCTGGATTGGACGAGGGGGCGCAGGACATGCTCCTTCAATACGCAGAATCTAATATCTCATTTAAAGAACGTGGCGGTCAGGGCTACTACGACCCATCAAATAAAACACACCGTAGCATAATGGGAATTGAAGGAAACTACGCAACTCAAGAGGAAGAAACTACCCGCACTGAAGTAAGTCGTGAAGAACAAATGTACAAACGACAGGCAGACAACTATGCACAAATGGAAAAGAACCTTCAAGCAACCAACAAGGCGTTAGAGAAGTTTGAAGACTTTTTGTCAAGCATTATTGGTGCTCGCACCTCAATACGTGGAAACCCAATTGCCAAAATGACACAGATGTTAGGAATGGGCTTGGCCCCATTCTTTCCGCAGATTGGTATTCCCTTGATGGCTATTGGCGGTGTTCTTGGTGACGGTGGTGAAGGTGCAGGAACAGGACGTATTCAGGCTAGGAATCCAACTAATAAAGTTCGTGCTGGAAATCAAAACGTTCTTTTGTCACAACTAAAGCCAACGTTGCGTGAGCCGTTGGAGCGTTTGATGACAGACCGCCCTGGAATCACCATTATGAAAGGGGGTGCTTACCGAAGCCCGCAAACACAGGACGCATTGTTTAGGTCACGTTACGTTA